GAGATGACATTAGGCCATTCGGCCGGCATCTTTCAGATGGGAACTCCACTGCTCATCAAACTGGCCAAGGAAATGGGAGTTAGGGAATTCAATGACATTGTCCTGCTGAATGCCCTGAGTAGACCTGGGCCACTGGGCTCCGGGCTGACCGATGAGTTCATTGCCAGGAAGAAGGGTCGAAAGCCGGTCATTCATATCCATCCCAAGTTGGAGCCATATACGAGAGATACCCTGGGCATGATTCTGTATCAGGAGCAGGTCATGTGGACCATGAACAAGCTGGCCGGCCTGTCCTGGGGAATTTGTGACAAAGTCCGCAAGGTCATGGGCAAGAGCAAGGGTGGTGAGGCATTTGAGAAATTCAAGGGGCAATTTGTCCAAGGTTGTACCGAACAACAGACCCTATCCCCAAACGAAGCCACCCATGTTTGGGATACCCTGGCATCTTTCGGAAGCTATGGGTTCAACTTCTCCCATGCCGTAGAGTACAGCATGATTGGCTACTGGACCGGGTGGCTCAAGTTTAACCATACCCTGGAGTTCATGGCATCCCTCCTGACCCACTGCGATGAGAAATACAAATCGACCTATGTTAACGAAGCCCGGAGACTGGGCCTGACCATCTCACTGCCCAGACTCGGAAAGTCCAATGCTACCAAATGGATTCCAGGTAATGGTGGAATCCTACTGGCCCCATTCACCGAGATCAAGGGGTTCGGGACAAATGCCGCCCAGAAGGTGGCAGCGGGTAAGACCGGCAATGCCAAGAAGCCCGCGACTAAGAAGAAGCCGGTGGCTAAGGGCGTCAGCCAGACCAGGGGATTCGGCTTCGGGCTGGAATCGGAGCAGCCCCAGGCAGTCCCGACCCCGGTTCAAAGACAGGGATCAGCCATAGACGAAATGCTCCGGGCAGTCGGGGCCGACGGCCGGGCCATGACTGAGCAGGACTGGCAGGTAGCCCAGCAGTATTTCTCGTTCAACATCAGGGACAAGGCTGGGCGGTTCAAGGAATTGTTCCAACTGACCCCGGCCCTGGCCAATGCCAATGAGCAGGACTTGCTTACCTGCAATGTCAATGTCAACCTGATTAGGATAACCAGATACGTTAAGAAGGTTGACTGCTCAGCCTGTGAGTTGAGACAACAGGCCAGGGCACCGGTCAACCCATCCATAGGCCGATACAATATCATGGTCATCGGGGAGGCACCTGGAAAAGACGAGGATCAGCACGGCATCGGGTTCATTGGCAGGGCTGGCTCCGATATCCTATGGCCGGAGTTGGCCAAATACGGATTATCCCCGCTCATGTTCCATGTCAGCAACATCTGCAAGTGTTATCCGGGCAAGGTCAAGACACCGGGCAAACGGCATATCGAGGCCTGCCGGCCCATCCTGGAAGATGAGATTGCCAATGTTAGACCGATGGTGATTCTGGCCTTCGGCAATACCGGCAACCAGTTCTTTCGTGGTCTAAATTCAGGAATATCTGACCTCAACGGTACTACCGAATGGTCGGACAGATACCAGTGCTGGGTCTGCTGGAGCCTGCACCCTGCCGCCGTGCTCCATTCCGGGGGCAACCGAGTGGAGTTCGAGAAGGGGATCAGGAATTTCGCCGAGGTCCTGAGCAGGCTCGGGGGCGGCCGGGTGAAATGGAACTATGGCAATGTCCAAGGAGCATGCTCTTACGGTGGACGCTGGGGAACCGACAATGGCAACTTTGTGGAGTGCGAGACCTGTGGAATCTGGGATCAGTGTGCAATAGCGGCATCGCAGGCGGATTGGTCTTTTTATAGAAATTCCCGAAACCCACTATAATATAATAAGACAAGGAAGTAAGACCATGGCCGGTAGCGACATCATCACCTTGGAATATGTCGAGCTCTATGACGAGCTGGAAACCGAGAAGGCATACTGCTTCCGGTTCGACGACGACAATGTCGACGAAAGGATATGGCTACCAAAGTCCCAGGTCGTGGACATCCGGGAGACCTGCAACGAGGTCGACATTCCCCTGTGGCTGGTCGAGGCCGATGAGCTGGAGGATTATGTGAAATGAGTAACAATAACAAGGGCCAGATCAAAATGGTCCCACAACCTCAACCTGCTAATATCTTGGCCCAGATGACTGTTACAGCATTCTCAGACCGTCCACCAGATTTCCGGTGCTCTGGAGATATAGTCACTGCCTTACGACTTCTGGCCATCGGACTCCAGGCTGTGGCTCAAACCGTCCAGCAGCAGGCTACCATGAACCAAAAACAGGCTGACCCAATGGATAAAAAACGGGAATACCTGGGACCAAGGAAAGATTAAATATGTCCCTCCAACACATACGACCCAAGACGCTCGACGAGTTCCACGGCAATACCAGCTTGAAAGCGGCGCTTGTCTCCAAACTGGATATCAAAGACCGGCCCAGGGTATTCCTGTTCCATGGTCCGTCTGGCTGCGGTAAGACCACCCTGGCCCGGATCATGGCCAGCGCCTATGGTTGTGATATGGACAAGGATTACCAGGAATTCGACATTGGTGATGCCCGGGGCATAGACGATGCCCGCTCCATCAAACAGAACATCCATTATTCCCCGATTGGTGGTCCGGTTAAGGTCTATGTGCTTGATGAGTGCCAGGCATCAAATCAATTCTTCCAAGAGGCACTACTCAAGGTCCTGGAGGAACCACCTAAACATGTAGTCTTTATTCTTTGCACCACTGACCCAGGCAAGCTCAAGGCCACGGTCAAGCGCCGCTGCCATGACTTCCAGGTTCAACCATTGACCAACCAGGAGATGGACGGGTTCATCAAGATGACCCTGACCCGAGAGGGGCTGGACGGCTATCCCCAAGAAATCATCACCGAAATCGTCAAAGCCTCCCAGGGCAGCCCCGGCATTGCGATGAAGATACTCGACCAGGTGATAGATATGGGCGGGGATGCCAGCCAGATAATGGAGCTGGTACGCCGGACCCAGGTGGCCGAGGCATCGGTCATCGACCTGTGTCACTCCCTGCTGGCCAAGGACTGGAACGACTGCGCCCGGCAGCTCCGGGCTATGCCGGACAAGGTCGAGATTGAGTCGGTGCGCCGGGCCATACTCCGGTATATGAGGAAGGTTTTGCTCGGGGACCGACCCAGCCCCCAAGCAGCCCAGGTGATCATGATGTTCGAATCCCCTTGGTTCGACGGGGGCCTGGACGGGCTGGTAGCCCGTTGCTGGATGGTAATGAGATGAAAAAGATTATTGTATTAGCTCTTTCCATTCCGTTTTTAATAGTAGGAATTGCATTTGACATCGTCAAACTACCAGTTATTATTATCTTTTCTCCAATATGGTTTCTTTTATATATCATAGATGTTCTCAATGGTGACGAGGCAGAATTCATTCCATTTATATTGGAATCATTATTTATAGGATTATCTATGTGGTTTGAACTTGTTGATCTACCGATTCCGACTTGGATGGATTTATAAAAAATCTCAAAACCCGCTATAATATAAATAGGAGATAACCTATGGACTATCCATCAGACCTTGCCATACAGAAACACGCCTTGGACGCCGAACTCCTGGATCAGGCCCAGAGGATGTTCAAGTACAGCTCGGCCCATGCCCAAGCCATGCTCAACCGGGATAAGGCCAAACAGTCCCTTGATATCACCAGGGCCAACCTGGACGCCAGCATCCGGTCCGAGCTGACAGCGGCCCAGGTAAAGTTCACCGAGGCTGTGGTGGATGGAAGGATTAGGATATCCCCCACTTACATCCAGGCCCAGGATATTTATCAGAAGGCCGAGCACGAGGTCCAGCTCCTTCTTGGGGCGGTGATGGCCATGAATGCCCGCCGCTCAATGCTGGAAAATCTGGTGAAGTTGTTCCTTGGGCAGTATTGGTCAGAGCCCCGGTTGGAGGGCCGGGGCTTGGCCCCCGACATTGCCCAGGACGCCACCGAGCGGGCCATTATGCAGGGACCACCGCCAGTACCCGAACAACCTAACCCAGAAGTTAAAACCCAAGGTCCAGTCTATGGACTATCACCGGTACCGAATCCGGCGCCGGTGATCAAGACCGAAGCCGGGCCAGGGTTACCCCCTCAGGCCCCGGCACCTGGAATCCCCAAGCCACCGCCCTTGAAAAGGCCGACACCGAAGACAACGGAATAATTATGTTTGACCTGATAACGAAACCTCTGGCCTGGATAGCGGCAATAATGATCGGCCTGATCTTTTGGTGGATCGTCATTCGTCTGCTGTTCCGGGCCTACTACAAATCACGCCTGGAGTTCCATCAAGAATACCAGAAAAGGAGAAAAGAACATGCCGACCCCAAGAGCACCGGGGGCACCATCTCCGATGGGTAACCAGCCCCAGCAAGAGTATGATTACAGTCAGTATATGGGTGATGCAGGCCAGCAGGTGGCCCAGGAATCCCATCGCCTCAAGGACGGTGGCGGCGGCAAGGACATCTGGATTGCCGAAGCCATCGGAAACTTTCCCAAGTTCAGTCCCAAGGGGCCAGATCAGGGATCCAACACCTACGTCGTCGACATCATTATGGCCCAAGCCGGTGAGAAACATCCCATGGTGGTGGCCGGGAGGATCAAGCCCGACGCCATGGTTCACATCTGCTGGGTCTACATTCACCGGAACCTGGGGGCGGGCCAGGGCTGGTATATCTGCCCGGCTCGGACCTACGGCAAGCGCTGCCCGGCTTGCGAAGAACGGTCCCGGATTATGGCCAATGCCACCCTGACCGATGACCAGGTCAAGAAAGCCTGCGAGCCGTTCAATACCGGCAAGCACCCGATGGGTATCTACAATGTCATCCAGCATACCAACCCGCAATACATCAATTGGTCTGAGCCGGTCATGTGGTGGCCCATCAACAATTCCTTCATGGAGGCCATTCTCCAGACCAAGGCCAAGAGTGACGCAGTCATGGAAGGCACCGGCTATATCAACTACTTCTGGCCCACAGCCGGCCCCCAAGGTGGTAGGCATATCAAATTCGACGTCAGCAAGAAGGGCAAATACGACGAGTATCTGGGTCATACTTTTTATCCCCGAGCAACTCCAGTCCCTCCCCATGTCCTGACCCAAGCTCGGTGCCTGTCCGACTTCCTATATATCGGAGACGAATCCATCCCATTGGCCCGGCGTTTCGACTCCTTCTATGAGGAGATCAAACAGGCTGTCGAAATCGTCGCCGAGGGACAAGTGGCAGCCCATGATGCCAGGATGGGAGGACAACCGATTGGTTATGGTGGACCGCCTCCTGGTTATGAAATGCCCCAAGTGCCGAGTCAGCCGGCCCCGGCCCTGTTCGGGACCCCGGCGCCGCAACGGGGTATGTTTGCTGAGTGTGAACCATTCGGGAGCAAATATGACAATTTCGACGAGTGCCAGACCTGCTCGGTGCGGGTTGAGTGCCATGCTGTTTCTGCCCCGGCTCCTCAACTAGTTGTAGCTCCTCAGCCCATGGCCCCGGCTCCTGCGGCTACGGCAGCATGTGCTCCGACATCTCCGGCACCTTCAGTAATGGCCCCGAGTCCGGCTCCTTCGGCTCCGCCGCCACCGGTTGCCCCGCCTCCTGGCGGCCCGGTGCCGAGACGGAAGGTATAATGATTTATCCTGGGACCGTTAAATCGGGAAGATTCGCTCTGGGACTGTGGCCCCGCAAGACTCGGAGGGGTAAGTGGGGCGACTGACCTCCTCTTCCCAGGAACTTTTCTTGGAGACACTTAATGGGAAAGTCAATAATCGAAATTGTCCTTGAACTTCTCGACATCGCCTTTGATCTGCTCTCTCAACATGTCCAAGGTGATTTTACAGACTCTCTGGTTATGCTACAAGATACCATTCAACACATTAAAGATGGGGTCTTGGAAGAATGAAAAGACCAATAAGCATGACAGGAGTAACCGAGGAGATCGAAACCGGCTGTGGGACCCTATATGTTACCATCAATCGCTCCGATTCATATAACGAGGTCTTCTGCCGACTTGGAAAGAGTGGCGGATGTTCGGCTTCATGGCTCGATGGCATCAGTAGATTGATAACCTTTGCTTGGAATTCAAATACAAAGATGGAGGCTATCATCAGGGCATTCGCCGGTATCCAATGCCCAAGCCCGAGACTCATTCCGGGGACTGAAAACGGTATGGTCCTCAGCTGTGTTGATGGGATTGCAAAAATCCTCAAGCGAGTAATTCCATGACCAAGACTCTTTCCGAACAAATCCAAGAATCAGCCAAGGCCGCCCCACAGGAATGGGAGCGGCCAGTGGCCTTTGACCAAGTGGTCTCGACCGGCAGCACGCTCCTTGACCTAGCCATCAGCGGCGGGGTGGTGCCTGGGGGCGGGCTTCCTGGTCAGATAATCGTCCAGGTTTACGGCCCAAACTCCACAGGTAAGACCACCCTCATGGCTGAGGTCTTAGGCCATGTCCAGCGGGCCGGGGGCCAGTTCAAGGTCAAAGACTCAGAATCCAGACTCAATGCTGCCTACTGTCACACCTTTGGAGTCAAGATCAACCAAGGCGATATCGAGCGTAAAGGTACCATCACTGATATGTTCGAATTTCTTATTGGTCCTCTGGAAACCAAAACTGTAGGGGCATCAAAGATAACCAAGCGAAATACCGATAAGGCATGGATACCAGACCCGACCAATATCAATATCTATGCCGTAGATGCCCTTGCCGCTACTGCTTCTAAGATGGAGATGGAACAGGGCGATAAAATGGGCCAGAAGCGGGCCAAGGACTTCTCCGAAGGATTCCGCATGATCACCGATCATATCTATAACCATAACATTATTATGTTCTGCACAGACCAAGTACGAGACAATGTTGGTGGATATGGTGAGGCCCAGAAACCCGGCGGTGGTAATGCTGTAGGTTATTATTCCAGCTTGCGGATCAGACTCAAGAAGACCAAGGATTTGATCAAGGAAGTCCAACTTCCTAATATGGCAAAGACCGAAAAACATCTATACGGAATCGAGGTCGAGGCATTCATTAAAAAGTCATCACTTGACCGGGCCTATCGTACAGCTACTCTCAGATTAATCTTCAACTACGGACTGGATGATATCGGCGCCAACTTGGAATGGCTCAAGCAGCATGGGACCATGGCCGAGCACCCGACCGACCCGACCAAGAAAGCTGGTTATGTCATTGGTGACAAGAACTTTGTCAGCCTGGACCGGGCCATCGAATATGTGGAACAGAATGATCTAGAGGATGCAGTCCGGGAAACGGTAATTGATGTCTGGGGTCAGATTGAGGAACAGGTCAAACCCAAGCGCAAGGAGAAAGTGAGATGAGTGACCCAGTTCCCCTTATGGAGAATGCAGCGTCCAATCCGATGTGCTCAAGATGTCTCGGGAAAATATCATTTGTTCGCTCTCCCGAAACTGGATATTTAGTCGGTCTCACCTGTGAGAACTGTAACATCTTCTGGCCGTTAATCCTGTCAAGGTTCGAATGTGATGATTAGATCACACAAGGGAGTTGTTCCGGGGGCAGTATTTAGAAAATCTGTCTATCGAAAACCACCCATGACAAAACAAAGAATACTGAAGTTCATCAACAATTTTCCAGAACTTAAATTGTGGTATGACTCAAATAAGCATAACAAAGGAGTACGGGTTGAAAAAGCCCAAGAACTCCAAAAAGCCAAAGAAAGAAGAACTGATCACCCAGCTTAGAATCTCCTTATCATCTGAGCAATGGTGCCTATTGATCCAACTCACCGGCCGGGAGCCCAAAGATACCCCAAAGGCCAAGGCCAACTACCTAAGCGGATTGTTCCATAAAAATCGCTGCCATTCCAGTCGTAAGGCCATCGGTAGAAATCTCCAACAATGGATTTGCAAGAAAATAGCCGAATTTACAGGTTTGAGCTATGGCAAGGACGAAGACATCGTCAGCCGTGAGGGAGGACAGACTGGGTGTGATGTCCGCCTTAGCCCCCAGGCCCGTAAGTTATTCCCCTACTCGATAGAATGTAAATCAGGACAGTCATGGGATATTCCAGGGGCCATCAAACAGGCCAAAACCAATCTATATCCAGATACTAATTGGCTGGTCTGTCTTGATAGACCCCATGCCAAGCCTGAATCCAGGGTTGAACCTATAATAGTAATATCCGGGGAGTTATTCTTCAAGATTCTTCACCGGTGTGGGGAAATAATTGATCTAGATAAGGATTAAAGCTATGCCAGAAACCAAGAAAATGATCAAGAAGCTTCATAAGATCAAAAACGAAATGAACCATGTAATCAGGAAATTGAATGAGGATGATGACCTGATTATCAATATCGACCTTCTGGAAGTTAAGGCTGAAGGCAAGCCGGCTACTATTCATGGATTAGAAATAACGATTCTGAAGGAAATATATTGAAGCTTACTCCAATCAAGGCAATAAGAAAATACTGTATTGAATGCTGTGGTGGACATCATAAAGAAGTCCGAGAATGTAAGATGAAATCATGTCAGCTTTATCCTTACCGAATGGGCACTAATCCCAGACGTAGTGGCATAGACGGAAATCCCCGTTTTAAGCAAAAAATCGCTAACTTAAATTAGGAAATAATTTTTGGAAATAAGAAGATGATAAAGAGCCTGACCATCAGAAACTTTCAGTCCCACAAGGATACAAAGCTGGAATTTGTCGCCCCCGGTGTCAACGTCATTGTGGGTAAATCCCGAAGTGGAAAAACCGCCATACTTCGGTCCATTCGCAAGATTCTGGAGAACCGGCCCATAACCGGTGTCGAACGCTGGGTCCATGGCCAGGACCCCAAAAGTGTCATATCTATTACACTGGAGACTACCGATGACCATGCCGTAACCTGGCAGGGGCCGAATCCCCAGAAGTACATCGTTGATGGAGAAACCTTGGCAGGGTTCGGACAATCTGTTCCTCTCCAGGTATCCGAGGCCCTGAACCTAAGTGAGATCAACATCCAGTCACAGCACGACCGACCATATCTGCTGTTCGATTCCCCAGGTGAGGTGGCCCGGACCCTGAACCGGGTGGTCAACCTTGACATTATCGACACGGCCCTGGCCAATGTGACGGCCCTTGCAAGACGGAACAATCAAGACATCCGAGCCCGAGAGATTCGGCTCAGGGAGCTCCAGGAGCTGGAGGACGGGTTCCCGGACCTGGAAGCGGCCGAGGAGTTTATTTCTGACTTGGAACAACAGGAACAGGAGATTGGACAGAAGCAAAATAAAATATACGGACTACGATCAATCCAGGATCGGTTATCAGGACTAAGAAACAGACTGACAAAATGCCGGGTACCAGATGGGGCCGAGGACAGAGTCAATGCCATGGCTGACAAGCAGACCGATCTGGAGCGTAAGCAATATACATTGGTCATGCTCCAGAGAATCCAACAGAACTTATCTGGATTCCAGGAGCGGTCGAAAGCCCTAGCCGTGGTCCTGGGGTATGAAGGTACGGTGAGCAGACTATTGGGGAAGCAGACCCAGATCCAGGCCAAGCGCAAGTCACTAACTCGTATTCGAGGCCTCAATGAGTCCATTCAAAGAGAAAAACAGGGACTTTTGTCAAAAATGGCTATAATAAGGCAAGAGGATCAGGAATTGAAAAAGATCATGCCGCCAGAGTGTCCGCTCTGTGGTCAAGAGGTAAAGAAGTGATTTTTACTGCCGACTGGCACCTTCGAAAGAATCCTCCCCGGTCAAGAACTGATGATTACTGGTCTGTCCAAGAGCGCAAACTTCGCTTCATTCTCAAACTGGCCCAGGAATCACCCCCACTGTTGGTAGCTGGGGATTTCTTCGACCAGCCAAGGCCAGGGCCATTTCTTGAGTGTTGGACCATCAAACTACTAAAGGAATATAATATTAGACCGATAGTAGTCCCAGGACAGCATGATATGCCAGGACATAGTCTGGATCAATTACCAGATTCAGGGCTGGGAGTATTGGCCGCCGCCGGGGTAATTCATATCGTCGAAGAATTTTCTCAACCGGTAATTATTCCGACCGGGACCGAAACCATTTGGGGGTGTGCTTATGGACAAAACCCCCACCCGTCAATGAACGATAATCAGCGATTCAATATTCTTCTTTGGCACTACATGGTCATTGATTCTCCACTATGGCCCGGGCAGATAGCCGACCACGCCTCTACTATACTAAAGAAATTCCAACAATTTGATCTTATTGTCACAGGTGATAATCATCAGACATTTACTGTTCAGCCAGATAAACCAGGAGATAAAGGAAGATTCATTTCTGGGGGGACCGGGCGATGTCTTGTTAATCCTGGTTCCATGATGCGAATGACGGCTGCCCAAGTGAATCATTGCCCATGTGTTTTCAAATGGGAGTCCGGTGAACTGGAGCAGGTTTTTTTGCCCATCGAGAAGGACGTACTTGACCTTACCGATTTGGAAAGGACTCAAGAGAAGAACGGCAGAATATCTGCTTTCATAGAAAGTCTTGATAATCAATATGAGATCGGGCTTAGTTATAATAAGAATCTTGAGGAACACATGAGAGTCAATGAGACTAATCCCAAAGTCCAGGAGATCGTATGGAGGAGTCTGGAAAATGACAAATAACATCGGCCAGAAACTGCTCCAGATGAAGGAGTATATTGAAAAATCCAAGATTGAGGCCACCAGAATCGAAGGCCAGATTCAACAACTGGAGAGCCAGCGGGCAACTGAATTTGGGTGTCCAACCGATGCCGAGGCCGAGGAGTATATCCGTGAGTTAGAGACTGATGTAGCCAACTTGGAACAGGAACTTCAAATCGGAATTAAAGAAGTTGAAATGGGGCTGAGATGGAGCTGACCAAGCGCCTACGCCAGCGCTTAGAGCAAGAGAAAGGTAAACTCCAGCAAATACAAGCTGATATTGCCCAATCTAAAACTATTCTGGGCCAATACCAAATCCAGGGTTTTGATATAGAACAGGCAGCCATAATCCACAGGACCGTTGCACAACAGACCCAAGAAAGATTGTCATGGTATATTGACGACCTGGTCACAGCTGCCATCGAGGCGATATTTCCAGATGATTCACCAAGGTTTAAATTGGAATTTATTCAACGTAGAGGTCGTACTGAAGCCGATCTATGGTTAACTGATTCCCAAGGAAATAAAATTAAGCCATCGGATGACGATGGAGGGGGACTTGTCAATGTAGTGGCATTTGCCCTACGCATTGCTCTCTGGAGCTTGACCAGAACTACCAGACCTGTGATTGTCTTGGATGAACCTTTTGTTTTTCTTCACAATCGCGACGCCCATGCCAGGGTAGCACAAATGCTCAAAACAATAACAGAAAGACTTAATCTTCAGATTATTATGGTTACAGGTGAAGACGAATCAGAAGAAATCATTGGTGCTGCCGATAATATATTCAAAATCATAAAAAAGAAAGAAATTTCAGCATTAAAAATATTTTAACCTGCGGCGGCAAGGCGCTGGTGAAGCGGGAGGGGGAGACCATGGAATACGTAATTTTTCTCGGAGGCATTGTTGTAGGGGCTTTCTTGGGCCTATTTCTGGCCGGCTTGTGCATTATGGCGCGTGAGGGGGAAACCGAACAGGAGCGGTGGGAGCGCCTCTGCCGGGAACTCAAGGAGGGTGAGCATGAGTGATGACCTCCTAACGGGTATGTTTGACGACTTCAAAAGGGACCTAGATCGTTTACACGCACTATGTCAGACTGGCCAGCAGTCATTGCCATCAGCCTGGCGAGAAGCTCAGAAATTAGCCTCACGCTATGCTACCTGCGCCATGATGCAACTCATCATCATGTGGAAAATTGAGCATGGCTATTATGAAGAGAGCAACTCGGATAACCAAACGGAACTCAAGGAGGGTGAGCATGAGTGATGGAGGAAGTATGAATTTGAATAAAGTGCATGGTTTAATTTGTATGGTTGGAGGATTAGTAGCTGTTATTACACAAAATCAAGTATTGGCTACAGTTATGTTAGCCAATGGTTTAATTTGCTCTATATGGTATTTAAAGGATGATGATTAACTGTCTTAAATCGACCCGCACCTGCAATCAAACCGGAGAGGCGAGGAATAATGGATAACTGCCCATATTGTAAAGCAGGAAATCGTAAACAATTTTCTCCTGCCCATCCAATCGTATCATTTGGATGTGGTACACGAATAGTTCAAATCACGGATAATCGAAACCGAGTGGAGCGATCTACTCGGTGCTACGAAGCCGAAATTACTGCCCTCAAGCAACGGCTGGTAAAGGCAGAGGAGTTGTTACGCCGTTGCTTGAGGACGGTGAAATCCTTTTTACAACATCCCAAGTGAGACAACAAGCTATCGTCTTCATCTCCTACACCCCAGCACACCAAAAGATGAGGACAAAAAAGTACCCATGCGCCAAGTGCGGCACCATGAGGACTAAGG